TTCATATAACGTGAATTCCCATTTCTCAAAAGACGTTCCTCTGTATCTAGATTTACCATTTTACTTTTACAAAAACCCACATTTAGCTATCCCCCTGTGTGCGATGTACAAACACTCACTTGAAGTACACGTCAAAATAAAAGAACCTGTGGAATTTCAAAATAATTACATGCCTACGAATTACTCAGAAAATTTGAAAATCGCTAAAATTTCATTAAACGTCGATTACCATCATCTTATGGAAATGGAGCGAAATTTTTTCAAGACGAGACCCCTCGAGTACATCATAACACAGACACAACGCATTAGAAAGGTTATAGATTCTTCCGACATCGACAAGGAACACACGTTTATGTGTGAATTCAAACACCCTACAAGAGAATTTATGTTCTTTCTAAGACATGATGCATGGGAGAATTTAACAAACCGTGGAAATATTTACGAAGAACTCGATTATGCCAATATGAAAATCAATAATGAGGTTTTATTCACAGGTGATCATATTGATTTGTCTTCTGACCAATTTCTAAAAAGATACAAAGCACCAAGTGATATCCTTGAAGAGAGTCTCATTTGGCACAGACGCTCGACGTACTATGACGAAACATTCATACCACTTAATGATATCCTATCATTCGACGCAGTTCGAAGATTAACCGGCCCGGGTGGTCAAGATGAAAATACGTTGGGGTGGTTCAAGACGTTCAAAGTTAAAAACGGTCTTTTCTATGTGTACTCTCTCGGTATGGATTCGTCAAACGGGGAACCATCTGGACATGTAAATATGAGTCGAATCATCCACCAACAGTTTACTTTCAAATTTAAAACACCCGACTCAAATTCTATATATTCGGTTTGGAATAACCTTTACAATTCAACCCTAAACTTGTACGCAGTAAACTATAACATTCTCTCGTTCGACAGTGGGTTATGTGGCTTAAAATATTAATATTCATCTATAATAATGGCTGGTAGGTTAGACGTCATAACATATGGTGAAAATGATACACATCTAACTTTAAATCCAGAAAAGACATTCTTTCACAAGCGGATAACAAAGCGTCCCAATTTCGCCATCAATTATATAGATTTGGGTTTGAAAAAGGAAGCAATAGGATTTGGAAAGAATGTAAAGTTCACCTTACCACAAAACATAGGTCATCTACTCAAAAGTATAACACTCAAGATTAAAGCTGACGATATTCCTGACGAGTGGAACCTATTTTATCAAGATGGTGCTGGTGTAGGTATCATAGAATACGCAGACCTCATCATCGGTGGTGCAGTAATTGAACGTCTCGACTCGAACTATATCACGATAGAGAAGACGTATTTCAATAACTCAAGGCAGCAAGAAAGTGTTGAAAATTTAACTGGAATAATTCCACAAACAACATTTTCAAGTTGGTATGGTTGTAAAAAAACATTCTCTAAGAAATTTACACAAAAGAAGTTTGATTTTCAAATTGAAATACCATTCTACTTTTATAAATCACCCGAACTAGCCTTACCTTTGTGCGCCTTAGAAAAACAGGAAGTTGAAGTTGAGATAAAGTTTCGAGAACTAAAGGATATCCTATTCTCCAAAACGTCCGATTTGTATGGCGAAGAATGTGCAAACTTTCCAATTCCTACGTACTACGATGAAAGTTGGTTACGTTCTGGATCTCCAATTTTTCTCGAACTCATAAAAGGATGGGATAGGACTGTATACTCGTATTACAAATTCAATAACACTCCCTGGTATGAAAACCAAGGTGCCTCTATCGGTGGTGCAAGGTTGGGTGAAGGTGGGGTAGGAATCCACCGAGGGAATACGACAATAAAGACAAGGGGGTGGTACCCATATTCAGATACGTACGCTAAGCCTTCGTGGTCTATGCCCGACTTCTTAAATAATAATTATGGTAAAACATACGACAGTGTATCGTTAAGTGGAAATAGATGGTATCCAGAACGATTTATAGAAACGGATGTGACCAAAGTATTTTATAGTTCATTCCCTGACAGACTCAGCGGTACGATTAGTATGCGAATTGTCGATGGAGATAAGGAATATTCTAAAAACGCAACCCTGATAAATCCCTATTTAAGTACACAAACGTTGGAAGTTTTGAATACCATTTACTATGATAAGACAACATTCCGTTCATTTGGTTTTGAAAAAACTGGACCAAACCTTTTAAATGATGTGTACAATTACGAAATCGAAGCAGTTTACGGTGGTTCTGACAATCCATTCACAGATATAGGATTACAGAACGAACTCGCTATACCTTTTACCTGGAAAAAGCGTGGCTACATAGCTGCTTGCAATACACTCGGTGAAGCATGGGGTGTACGAATTCCATATACATTCTCCAATAATCCTGCACTTCACCAAATATCTACAATAGTAAATGCACCCGAGAGACCATCGGGTAATTCTCTTAATTATCCAGTACAACCTGGTTGTGGTAATATTCGGATATTCACACATTTCCCTGTTAGTGACGGATATCATGTCGACTGGGATCCAAACGAAACCTTTAGTTCTATAGATGCGTCAACCCATGTCACCCGAATAAAACAAATAGAAGAACTCGAGACAGGGGTAAAACGTTCAAGTGACGTGTTTACACAGGGTATACTTGAACTTCACTTTCTTATGCATGATTATATAGAGGTACCCATCCCAGGTACTGGTCAGAAAGAAATATTTCAAATTGTTGATCCTATTGTACCACCTGGTTTCCCTTCGTCATATTATCCCAGAGACCCTAGATCTATACCATCTTCGTTTTGGGAATTTGGTAAAATAACGCGGATATCATCAGCTGGTAAAGCGATTGTTGCGAGTTTGGGTCTTGGAGATTACTTTACTTATTTGCGAATATTCACATGGTATCCAAACAAACGGAATGGTGGTGATGAATTTCCTGGATATAGCTTTTTGGCTAGTAACACTCTGAAAATAGATAATACTATCGGGGGGGTTTATCAAATGGTATGGCCGAATTCTAGCATAACCCTATCAATCTCTCGCCCTGCGGCAGAGGATTCATCCGCGACATCAGATTTCCAATTAAGTGACTACTGGGAAACGACGGACTTTAGCTCTACATTTTTAGATGGACGTTCAGCTGTAGAAGATAACGGACAATTCGCACTGTTTTGGGGACACGTGAGAAACATCACTATTCCGTACAGTTTCATTCCGAGTAAAACTTCTAATAATAACCGAGGTGGTGTAAGAATTTACCAATGGAATTTTAACAACTGGGATACATACAACGAATACCGTGAAGATTGGGAAAAGCCATTTTCGATTGTTCAAACGATACAACCACCCGATACACCATCCTATAATTATAACTTTGGTCAGAAGTTGTGTATATCTAGAACGAGTCAAATACTCGTAGTGTCCGAACCACATTGGGTACCACCAGATCGCCAGACAGAAGAAGACAAGTCAAATAACGACGACTGGAATGTCGGGCGTATTCATGTGTACAAGAAGGTCGTGACAACGACAACCACTACACTTCTTATTACAGTGTCTGGAGGTAAATTTTTTGTGAATGGTGTGCAACAAGACACCATCGAACTTCACGCGAATAAGACATATACATTTGACCAGTCCGACCCGAGCAATGCTGGACACCCACTGAAATTTTCGACGACGAGTGATGGTACGCACGCGGGTGGTACAGAATATACTACAGGTGTAACAAGTAACGGAAATGCACCTGGTGGAGGTCAGTCATCACCAGCCCTCACAACCTTCGTACCACCCCTAGATATTGTTAAAACACCTTTGTATTACTATTGTCAAAATGACCCAGGTATGGGTGGTAGTATGAATATAACCATAGCAAGTGGAACATACGAATTACACCAAACGATATACCCAGAGCTACCATCATATAACGACAGGTTGAAACATAGCCGTGATTTCAAACATCCCTTATACACGTCATGGGATGACCCTATACAGAAGAAATGGGAATTTGGTAAAACGATGGACCTCAGTGACGACGACAAAACTCTTATTGTAGGTGCAGATTCCGATACAAGCTTGGGTCCCAACGAGTCACCCAATGGTACAGTTGGTGGTTGGGTATCTATCTATCAACTCAATAGTTCTGGTAATTTCGAGTTTAAATCAATCGTAAGTCAAAAACTCGGAGATGGAGCACAAGCTGGGTTTGCATCAGAAAGTATCTCTGTAAGTAGCGATGGAAATGATATCGCAGTTTCGGCGAATAAGGCGGATTGGAATCCGGAAACGGAGTTACCATTCCCCGATACGTCTTATGACCCCTTAACACAATTCGCATCTTCACAAGAAAACAGTGAGTGTGGAAATATCCAGCTTTTTTCACGTGACACAAAGACTCCGAGGAACTATACAGATGTGAATATAGACATGACACAGTGTAAACTGAAATTAGAACTCGGTTATTTGGATAAAACTGAAGAAGTCAAAATTCGAAAAACACCCTCAAAACATATCATCACGCAATTGCAACGTAACACATTCAACTGGCGAGAGTATGAAGGGCGATACTATGACGACGACTATGTTCAAAAATCCCAGAAAAATCAATTCAAGTTGAACTTTTGTAATCCAGTCAAGGAATTGTTCATCATCACAAAAAAGAATAACGAACGTGCACTCGAATTATTACAAGATTCGAATACAAATACATCTGAATTATGTTTTTTTCAAGGTCTCACAGACTTTGATGGATTCGTCCGAAATTATGGCAATCGAGAAACGAATTACGTTTTCACATCAAGTAAATATCCACAACCTGTTATGGAGTCTATAAAAAGTGTATCGTTGAAACTTGACGACGAAGACGTCATACCCGTGGACGGGGTTGGTGAATTCCCGTCACATTTTCTCAGAGCCTTACCAGCTTCTAAGTATCACACACACGTCGCTCTCAACAGACGCATCTATTTAAAAAGCTTTGGAGTTAACCCCGAAAATTGGAAACCAACCGGTCAATTAAACTTTTCAACCATAAAAAATCAGTTATTGACAGTAGAAGGTTTCAAAACTGGGTGGACTCATCAACATGATCTATTCGTTTATGCGAAAAATTATAATGTCTTGAAGATTGAAAATGGTACCGCGCAACTGCTGTATCCCCTGTATGGTAACGGAAAATCGGGAAAACTTCGAGATGTGAAAGATTACCCAAATCCAAATATAAATAAATTGCTCGTTGGCAACGAAGCAATCACACATGAGCGTACTCAAATTTTTGTTGATCCAGGAATCGCTTTAGACCCCGATTTCACATTTGAAAGTAGTAACAACCTAGATATAAATACAGTTGGAACGTATAGTTTCGATTACAATATAGTGAGTGAACATGGAATCCAGAATCATAAAGCATTTACTAGAATCGTGAACGTTGTTGATACAACTGCACCTGTCATATCTCTAAACTTCCCGGAACAAAACCCAATTGAACTCATCTTCAACACAACTGTCACGCCGACATATTCACAACCATACGTCGAATTCGGCGCTGTCGCTGATACGGGTGAAACCGTGACAATTACTATTTTTGAAACTGACGCTAATGGGAACAATCCAGTAGAAATTAGTGATATAGATATAGAAAGGGGAAGTTACTACAATGTTACATATTCAGCAACTGATAGTAGTGGTAATACAGGTACCGCGATAAGACGTGTAATCGTTAAAGAAGATGCTGATGCTCCTATCGTGACTCTTAATGTTCCGAGTTACAATAATGTAGAACTGTTCTATAATATTCAAAACAACTACTCCGAAACGTATACGGAGTATGGTGCCTCCGCAACAGATATAGAAGATGGTTCATTACCGGTTAGTACGACGATTACTAGAGCACCTATCAGTGGTGGTTCATCTGTGACAGTAACTACCGTAGACCCCGTGGTCGAAGGTTTTTATACGGTAACATATAGTGCTACCGATACGGCCGGTAATGTAGGGACAGCTCAACGTTTCGTAACAGTCATAGAAGATACAGTGGCCCCTGTGATAACATTAAATGGCGCCAACCCCGTAAATCTCATTTATAATGATACAGTCACACCGACGTTTTCCCAACCATACGTAGAATTTGGTGCCACGAGTGACGGGGGTGAAGTGGTAACCATAGATAGTAGTGCGGTAAATGAAACGACTGCAGGTACTTACACAGTGTACTATTCAGCTACCGATAGAGTTGGAAATATAGGAACAACAACAAGAACGGTCATAGTGACACTTGACGCAGATGCACCAACCGTAACTCTAAACACTCCGAGTTATAATCCTGTTGATTTGGTTTATAATTCAACAAATGGTTACTCAGAAACATACACTGAATATAGTGCCAGTGCCACTGATGCCACCGACGGAACTCTGAGTGTTGTAAAAACTGTCACTCGTAACGGAACCAGTGTTAGTGATGTGGATCCAATTGTGGCAGGTACGTACACCGTCAGGTATACTGCTACTGATACAGCTGGTAATGAAGGGTTTGCAACTCGAACCGTCACAGTCGTGAATGATACAGTAGCGCCAGTAGTGACACTCAACGGGAGTGTTCTCATTAAAATTGTTCAAAATTATAGTGGTTCTTTGGGTATACCCAGTCCACCAGTAACTGTGAGCGCACCCGACCAAAACTTACCGGTAGTCATAACTGACCCCAATAGTAGGTCAATAATAGGTACATACTACATCGTGTATACAGTTACCGATAGAGCACAGAATGTAGGTTCTGTTTCGAGACAGGTTAACGTGTACTCAACAACTACAGCACCATCTTTCAGTTTGATTGGTGGTAATCAGACCATAACAGAATGTAATTCATATACAGAACCGGGGTATCAAAATGTGAATTTTGAAATTTCAAACACACCGACATATTCGACCAATCTGAATACATCCTTACCTGGTACATACACAGCTTCGTGGACATCTACAAGTCCCCTACTGGGTTCCACCCAAACGACGACACTCTCACGAACTGTTACAGTGAATGCGATTTCATTCACACCAGCTAGTACGAGTAATGTCGCATACAGCTACTATGAACCGATAGTAGATAATTCGGGATACACCAATTATAGCTTACGTATAAGTGACGTCACGAATTCCAATTTCAATCACCCAAATGGAACAATAACGGAAATAAATCGTCGATACTTACCCACGTGTAACACACAGATCCGTGCGAGTAGGTATCTTTTTAGACAGAAAGTTGATACACGATTTTCTGTCAGTGCTGCTGGTATAGGTTCGAGATTACAAACGTATATTACTGGTGGTACTCAAGGTGGAGTGAACCAGGGAACCGCTATATTGTACCATACATACACACAAAATGTTACAAGTGGTGATTTACTCAAAATTGGGGATTTTAGAGTAAGTGTACTTGGTAGCCCAAGAAGGATGCGTTTTGAATGGAGCAATGGTACAATCCTGGATAGGTTTGTAGACTATTACGTGCCGGTAAGTAGTGGTACGACTCTACAGATGATTTTTTCTGTCTCAGGTTCAATGTCCAGGCTTAACGAATCTGTTGGAAATTCTTACACCGGATTTTTTGCTGGTTACAGATGTAATTGGTCGGTGGATCATCGATACACCATAAACATAAGAGTGTATGCGTACACTGGAAGTAGTTCTCTCACGTCTACTGAATTACAAACGGGGAATGAACATGATTGTGTTCTTTTAAGGGCACTAACTATCAATTCGGGTACTCGGACGATCAGTGGCTACGCATCTGGTACTTCGTCAGCTCTGGCAAAGGCAGCAGCTCAGGCAGCAGTTACTGCAGTAGACTATAGACTTTTTGAAGCAGCAACTCCAAGTTCTTATTCTATTTATACTGAGATACTGTCTGGTTCAAATGCCAATGCCTGGAATTTGAGTGATAGTGGCACTGATAGAGCATTTGTATTCACGGAAAAATATAATAGGGATTTTGAATAACACCAATTAAAGGTATTTTGTATTTGTATAGTATGGGTAGTGAAGCTGCAAAGATTTCACTAAAAGCCATTGGAAAGCAGGATACCCACCTTCTTTCCAAAGACTTGGAAAATTCATTTTTCAAAAACTCACATGAGCCACATAGCCCCTTTTACATAAAACAACGGGTAAAAACTATACGCAACGTGGAAAATGAAACGAACTGGCCATGGGGAAAGAAGATAAAAGTTCAATATGATCCTAAACTGATGGGTGACTTACTCTCAAACATGGCTATAACTATACCTCTCCCAGCATTTCCGAGTAACCCACCAGGTATTTTAGATAGGTACGCACCAATGATAGGGTATCACCTCATCAAGAGTGTCACCATGTATGTTGATGAAATCATGGTCGAAAAGATTGACTCAGACTCGAATATGGTTTATCACAATATTTATCAGGATGTTGATGAAGAACAAATGTCGGAAACAAATCTTAATCGAGGCTGGTCTCATAGATTATGGTCAAGTAATTCAGCATTTCAAGAAATACATAAACGCATGATTCCTATAACGTTACCTTTACACTTCTTTTTTGGTAGACGTTATGAGTCTGGAGTTTCGGAAAAACCTTATTTTCCGTTATGTTCGATATATAATCAGAAAATTGAGTTTGAATTTGAGTTTCATAAAAAAACTTTCTTTACACCCACGACGAGTGACATAAAACTTGAATATTTCAATCTCATAACAGATGAAATCAAGTTAACGGATGAAGAACGTTTATTTTTTGTAAAAACTCCACAGGTAATTACGACTGAATTTATGAATAAACACCCTGTATACGAAAATAAACAGGGTACATATGAGATTGTCGCTAATCTTGTACCTAAAATTCCGGTCAAATCCATTCATTGGTTCATCAGAAATAGTGACTTTGAAAAGGAAGACAACCCCCTTGATACTGTATTCGGCTCTGAAGTAAATTCCCTCTCGAATGGAACGAATAATCAACCCTTTGCAAATTATAGTAATCGTTTCAACTTTTCTTCCGCATTACCAACTGGACAGTTAGTAGATGATATTTACTCAGAATATGACAATGTCGTAAATATCGAAATGTACATCAACGGTGAACAAGTAGTCAAAACTTTGGAAAGTGGTCCTAAATATTTCAGGTTCTATACATGCTCAAAAAATACCTTATCATTACCAAGGCAACATCATATATATACGTACACATTCGCACTTAATCCTCGCGACCCCGCGCCATCTGGATACTTTGACTTTGAGAATACAAACTCGGACAAAACCTTCATCCGGGTAAACATTAAGGACTCGATAGAGTCTCCGCCACGCAATGGTGTATGGAAAATGCACATATATTACACTGGCTACAAAACTATGAAATTTGAAAATGGTTTTATGAGTTTTGCATAATTTAAACCTCTTCTTCGTCATCATCTTCACATGCCTGGCAAGGTGCGTCAAACATGTGACAGGTGTGTTCACCATTTTCAACCATCTCACAGACGTCTGGGTCGTGTGTGATATCATCATCATCTTCATCAGTCTCTTGAATCGGTACGAGGGTTTTGGGTTTCTTAAGTTTTTTGAGTTCTTTCACACGGTTTTTAAGTCTTTTGATTTCATTTTCAAAATCCTCTTCAGTCCAGTTATCAAACTCATCCGGGGAGGGCTTCATCTCAACAAAAATTCCGGGGGGGAGTGGGTGTTCCATTTTTTCTTGAAAATTACAATGTTTTGATTCTACTTAGGTAACTTTATCTTCCGCAATCTAAATCGTACATTCCCGTTTGAGGGGGGGAGTTGAATCATACCATTTCGCATAGGTAAACGCTTACCGTTAGAGTCGGAAGTCTCCATGATGTACGGAAAATACTCTTCGAAATATTTCCATTGAGCCGTCCTACGATTCGACTTGGGAACATACTCATGAATCACTCCCCAAATAAACTTTTTAATGTATTCGAGGCGTTCACGTGGGTCTTTGGGACCAGGTCTGAGGATACCGAGGTCAGTCATCATAATGAGAAATGACTCCATGTAACAGAAGTGGTGTTGGGAAAGTTCATCGTATTGAGAAATGACAAATGCCTCCTCCAACTTCTTTTGAGAAAGACCCATCGAGTTCTTATTCTTAAAATTTGTAAACGACTGCGAAACGAAACCACCAGTGGGTTGTGGGTAACATCCATTCAACTGTTTCATAGACAGTTTATATCTACGACTGAGTAATGAACGAAGTGGTTCTTCAAAATCTGAATCTGTATCCGTCATCGAATCATAAATTACAGCCGTCTTATTGTCATGATTGACTTTAGCCATACCATAGTGTCCCGAACCATCTGGGTATGAATGTTCCATCAAAATATATTCGATACCAGTGGCTCCATTAGACGATGCACGATTCCTTTCCATCGCACTAGTCTTACGATATGAAAATTTGAAATCTTTTCCAGATTCCTTTTTAATGTCTTCTCCAAACCTTACAAAGAAGCCATCCTTGTGAAGGTAATCCTTTGCCATCTCGGAAGCATCCTCTATAGCCATGAGATTACGAGCTCTCGCATTTGTGGTAATTCTCGACTCGATGTAATCATTTTTGTCAATTTCTGGGGTTTCATCTTTGATTTTCAGGAGTCTGTTTCTGGTGGAAATATCCTTAATCAACTTGATAGGAACAAGTGACATTTATATTTTTTTGGTATTATAATTTCTAAGCTTGACTTAGGTATGGAACATGTACGAAAGATCATGGAAATCATGGATGACGAGATGTTCCCAACGAAGAGAGAATGGGTGTATGTGAAAATATGCAACGAACTCAAACAAATACATATTCAATTACAAGAACTGACAAGACTGAAAGCACTACATGCACCAGCTACTATTGACCCTTCTGCGTGCATAGAACCACGCACATCAGCTAGGGTGGATCCTTCCGCACCACCTTCAGGCTGCCCATAATTGTGTATAGAACTCGTACACTTTGCGATATGTCTCTTCGGGTAAATTATGTTTAGCCCTATCGGTGATAAACTCGTCTCTGAATTTCTCAAGGATATCATTCATAGAGTTCCCGTTATCGGTCATACTCCATTCCGCATGTAAATCTTGAAGAAACGCATTCAAACCAGGATGAGCAAGTTCTTCGTCATCATCCAGATCCATCCATCGCTGAAAAATGTGATTTTCTGGAACATATGTCATGGGTTCATTTTGATCCAAGAGAAAAGGGGGTGGTTTTACTTTGTCTCGCAGCTCCTTGATGGTATCACACATCTCGAGGTAGTCCCCCTCTGGGATCACACTCGAGTTCTTGTCGATGAGATTGATGAGTTTGTGGAAGAGATCCATTTTGCATAAAAATTACATACTATCGAGACCACTTAGGTTCATACTAGACTTGGAACTTCCTTTAAAAAAGTTCTCGATACTCTCAAATTCTTTGAACAAGGGGGTGATGTCGTCATTCTTGTACAATGCCATACGAACATCATCATTCAACTTCGAAATTCTATCGTACATTTTTTCATCCCACTTCTTCTTCGTTACGAAAGACATGAGTCGTTTGCATTTCGTAATGAGGACTTCAAGATTTTCTCGGCGATCCTGTGATGACATGATAGGTATCTGAATATATCGTTTCTCATCGCAGTCATTTACAGCTTCGATAGTCCTGTAGCCGACATTTCTTCGAACAGGTTTCGGGGCAAAGAAGTCGGCAACCGAGTGTA